TTTTTTAGATTTAACCTTTTTTTTCGATCCGCCAATGTTTAATTTACCTTTTTTAAACTCTCGCATTACTTTTGCGACCTTTTTTTCTCTTTTTTTCACTGTTTTTGCTTATCAAGATTAACATTTGCACGTAGTTGTGCAATATCTTCATTAGAATCAATCTTATCTTGTGCTATTTTTGCTTGTTGATCAAGTTTTGCAGCATCTAATTCTAATTTTTGACTATCATTCTCTGCTTTTCGTTGTAAATCTTGTGCTTTCAGCTGTAATTCTTGTTGTTTTAGTCCAATTAAAGGATCCTGTCCTTGTCCTTGCATAGCTT